CCCGAACGCAAAACTGACCGATGAGCAGGTCGAGCAGATCAGAACGCTGTACGAAAATGGGGGTACGAGCTACCGCCAGATCGCCAAGCTGTTCGGGGTGCCGCGCAGCACCATTTCGGATATCTGTTCCTTCCGCCGCCGGGCGTGCACGCCAGCCGATTACCGGACGAAGGTGATCGAGGTCAAGGAGGGCTTCACGGTGACGCCTGGCTGGTGGAAGCTGCCGCCGAAGTGACGCAGTACGCGTGACCAGTGCGCAACGGTTTTATCGTTGGGCATGGTGGCACGAATTAAATACAGTCCTGAATTAGCTGCGAAAATCTGCGAGTTGATCGCGGAAGACCCGCGGCGTTTGTCTACCATCGTGGACGAGCACGACGATCTGCCTGATGCGAGCACGGTATGGCGGTGGCTTGCATTGCACCAAGAGTTCCGAGACATGTACGCGCGTGCGCGCGAACAGCAGATGGAAGCGATGGCGGAAGAAACGCTTGACATCGCCGATGAGACGAACCGCGATACGATCATCAAGAAGGGCAAAGACGGCAGCGAATACGAAGCGCCCGATGCCGAGTGGATCGCGCGCAGCAAGCTGCGCGTCGACACGCGGAAGTGGCTTATGTCGAAGCTCGCGCCAAAGAAATACGGCGACAAGATCACCAACGAACTCACCGGGCCTAACGGCCAACCCCTCGGCAACTTGAGCGACGAGCAGATCGCGGCTGCGCTCAACAAGTTGTCGGAGCGTGTCGCACCAAAGCATGACGACGATGTCAGCGATCTCGTATAGCGCAGAGCAGATCGCGGCCATGCCGCCATCGCAGCGCGCGTTCGCTGCGCAGCTCGCCGCAACGTATCTCGCATCATTGCCGTTATGGGAGCCGCTCGAAGGCCCGCAGACGATGGCCTTCGAGAGCATCGCCGACATCATCGGATATGGTGGCGCAGCCGGTGGCGGCAAGACCGATCTCGCGCTCGGCAAAGCGATCATGTGTCACCGGCGCGTCGCTGTGTTTCGTCTCAACGGTACAGAGCACACCGCGTTCGTTGATCGTCTCGAAGAGGTGCTCGGAACGCGCGACGGCTTCAACGGCAAGGACGGCATCTGGCGCACAACGATCCGCAGGCCGGGCAATCAGAACTGCAAAGTGCAGATCGAGCTTGGCTCCGTGCCGAACGATGGCGACGAGCGCAAGTATCGCGGACGCCCGCATGACCTCAAGGTGTTCGACGAGGCGAGTGAAATCCCCGAGCATCAAATACGCTTTCTCATGGGCTGGCTGCGCACGACCGATCCGAAGCAGCGCTGCCAGGCGCTGCTCTGCTTCAACCCGCCCACGTCGGCGGAGGGACGCTGGATCATCAAGTTCTTCGCGCCCTGGCTCGATCCCGCGCATCCGTGTCCGGCATTGCCGGGCGAGCTGCGTTGGTTCGCGATGTGCGCAGGCGAAGAGATCGAGATGCTCGACCATCGCCCGTTCGTCGTGGTCAACGACAAGCCCGTGTTCGAGTTCAACCCCAAAGACTACAAGCCTGCCGACATCATCAAGCCGGAGTCGCGCACGTTCATCCCGGCGAAAGTCACCGACAACCCGCACCTCGTAGGAACCAATTACATGTCAAAGCTGCAAGCACTACCCGAGCCGCTGCGTTCGCAGATGCTCTACGGCGATTTCCAGGCGGGCATCGAAGACGATGCGCTGCAAGTCATTCCGACGAAGTGGGTCGAGATCGCGATGGCGCGATGGGCCGAGCCGCCGAAGCGCACCGAGATGCTCTCGCTCGGGTGCGACCCCGCCCGCGGCGGCAAGGACAACACGATCATCATGACGCGTCACGCTGGCAACTGGTACGCGCCGCCGCTCGCCTATCCCGGCACGCAGACGCCCGACGGCCCGATGGTGTGCGGCCTCGTGATCGCCGCATCGCGTGACGGCACACCGCAGCATATCGAGATCAACGGCATCGGTTCGTCGCCGTTTGACTTCCTCAACCAGGCGAAGCAGCCGGTCTACGGTATCGATGTGAGCACCAAGTCGAGCGCGACCGACAAGTCCGGCATGCTCACGTTCTTTAACGTGCGCTCCGAGATGTGGTGGAAGATGCGCGAAGAACTCGACCCCGCGAACAACACCGGCATCCAGCTCCCGCCTGACGCGCGCCTCAAGGCCGACCTCACGGCACCGAAGTGGAAACCGGAGGGCCGCAAGATACAGGTCGAGAGCCGCCAGGATATCGTCGACCGCCTGAAGCGCTCGGCGGACTGGGGCACCGCGTGCTGCCTTGCGCGCTTCGACACGCCCAAGGTTTCGTTCATCACGGCGGCAGCGAGCAGCCAGCAGCGCGAATACGATCCATATTCCGGCGGTACGCGTGACAACGGAGCACGGCCTTACGATCCATATAGCAACATTTAGGCAACCACAGGACTGTTATGCTCGAGATCAATTACAGCACCGTCGCAGAACTGGAAGCCGCGCCGAACTTCGGCGCGTTGCTCGACGAGTATGCTGCTGAGAGCGCGATCCACGGTCTGCCCCACCCCAAAGCCAAGATGGAACTGTACAAGCTCATGGAGACGACGGGCGTGCTCGAAGCGGTGGGCGCGTGGGCGGACGACAAGCTGATCGGCTTCATCACGGTGACGACCTGCGTTCTGCCTCACTATGGCGAATACATATCCGCCACCGAGAGCTTCTTTGTTTCCAAAGCCGAGCGTAGCACTGGCGCAGGATTACGATTGCTACGCGCAGCCGAGTGTATCGCCCGCAGGCTCAACGCCAAGGGACTGCTGATCTCTGCGCCCATCGGCGGGACGCTCGCCGAAGTGCTTGAGCTGACCGATTACCGCGAGACTAACCGCGTATTCTTCAAAGGGTTCGCAATGAACAGCGTGGCCACCACGCACAACACCATCCCAGCAATGACCGACGAAGCCGTCGGCAAGGTGCGCGCTCTCGAGAGCGTCGTCGCCGCGTTGCCACAGATCAAAATGGACACCAATCACGTTCTGCACGCTGGCATGTATGCCCGCACCGTTATGATCCCCGCCGGAGCGATCATCACCGGAGCGCTCATCTCGGTGCGCACAACGCTCATCGTCTCGGGCCATTGCCACGTTTATCTCGATGGCAAGGATCACGAAATGATCGGCTACAACGTGCTCGCCGCCGAGGCGCACCGCAAGCAGGCGTTCGTCGCCGTGACAGACACGCATCTCACCATGCTCTTCAAGACCAACGCGATGTGCGTTGCCGATGCGGAGGAAGAGTTCACCGATGAAGCGCACCTGCTCATATCGAGGGCAGAAGGCGCTATCAACCACATTACCGTAACGGAAGGGGCATAGACATGTCAGGAGTAACCGCCGGAACTTATCTCACGGTCGCCGCTATGGCGGCAAGCGCAGCTCTTAGCTATAGCAACGCGCAGAAGCAGGCGGGTGCCGCGAAGAACGCCGCGTCGATGGAAGACGCCAACGCGAAGAAAACGCTGGCTGCCAGCGAAGAGGCGCAGAACCAGGCCAACCAGAATAAGCCTGCCATCCCCGGCGTCGGCGCTATGGGCGGCAAAGGGCCGGGCGGCGGTATCGGCAGCACGATGCTGACAGGGCCGACGGGCGTCGATCCTAATTCACTCGCACTCGGTAAGAGCACACTGCTCGGGGCATAAAAGTGGCGAAGAAGTCGGACAGCGAGGTCAAAGTTCCAGCACCCAAGCGCCCTGATCTCGACAGGCGCTGGGCTTCGCTGCTGCTTGAGCGCTCGAGCTGGATGGCGCACTGGAAAGACATCTCGACGTACATGCTGCCGCGCTCCGGCAGGTTCTTCCTCGAAGACCGTAACCGCGGCGAGAAGCGCCACAACAACATCTATGACAGCACCGGTACGCGCGCCCTGCGTATCCTGGGCGCTGGCCTTATGGGCGGCGCGACATCCCCGGCGCGTCCGTGGTTTCGCCTGGCGACGCCCGATCCCGATCTGAATAAGCGCGAAGAGGTCAAGGTTTACCTCAACAACATCACGCGCATGATGCACGACATCTTCCAGCGCTCGAACACCTATCGCACGCTGCACAGCATGTACGAAGAGCTGGGCGCGTTCGGCACCGGCGCGTCGATCTTCATGGATGATTACAAAAGCGTCATCCGCCACTGCCCGCTCACCGTGGGCGAATATTGCCTCGGGCAGAACTATAACAAGGAAGTCAACGTGCTTTACCGCGAGTTCCAGCAGTCCGTTGCTGGCGTGGTGGGCGAGTTCGGATACAAGAATTGCAGCAGGACGGTGCAGGCGCTCTACGACCGTGGCTCTCTCGAGACGTGGGTTACCGTCGTTCACGCCATCGAGCCGCGCGGCGACCGCGATCCGCGCATGTCCGATAACAAGAACATGCCGTGGAGTTCCGTTTACTTCGAACGCGGGCAAAGCCCCGACCAGGTGCTGCGCGAGAGCGGTTTCAAACAGTTCCGCGTCCTGGCACCGCGTTGGGCTGTCACCGGCGGCGACGTCTACGGCAACGGCCCGGGCATGGAAACGCTCGGCGACGTGAAGCAGTTGCAGCACGAGCAGCTCCGCAAGGCCAAGGGCATCGACCTTATGACCGATCCGCCGTTGCAGGTGCCCAGCTCGCTGAAGAACAGGCACCTCGACCGCATGCCCGGCGGCATCTCGTTCACCGATGGCGCTGGCGGCCAGAAGGTTGAAACGCTGTTCGATGTGCGTCTCGACCTGTCGCATCTCCTCGCGGACATCCAGGACGTCCGCGGACGCATCAACGGCTCGTTCTACACCGATCTGTTCCTCATGCTCAGCCAGAACCAGGACAATCGCAAGACCGCGACCGAAGTCGCGGAGCTGCACGAAGAGAAGCTGCTCATGCTCGGCCCCACGATGGAACGCCTAAGCAACGAGCTGTTCTCGCCGATGATCGACCTCACGTTCTCGCGCATGCTGAGTATCAGACTGCCGAACGGTCAAGGCATCCTGCCGCCGCCACCGCCTGCGCTGCAAGGGCAAGACCTCAACATCGAATACATCTCGATGCTCGCGCAGGCGCAAAGCGCGATCAGCACCAACGGCACCGACCGCTTCGTCACCAACCTCGGCCAGGTGGCGCAGTTCAAGCCCGGCGTGCTCGACAAGTTTAACGAGGACAAGTGGGCCGACAGCTACAGCGACATGCTCGGCGTCGATCCCGAGCTGATCGTCGGCGACAACCAGGTCGCAATCATCCGCAAGAAGCGCGCAGACCAGCAGGCGCAGCAGCAGAAGCTCGCCGCAGCATCCAGCGCCGCGGACACTGCGAACAAATTGGCGAAGTCTCCGACCAACGGCAAGAACGCCCTCACAGACATGGCGAATATGGCCGGTCTGTCTGGACGCCCAACGAGTGCGGGTTCGCAAGCGCCGCCAGGCAACCCGACGTCTAACTTCAGCGGATATTAACAACGAACAAAAGGAATAAAACATGCACTACAGAAATGGCAGAGAAGCTAAGAACGGCGACCAGATCGTGTCACTCGAAAACGTCTACGGCGAGGACGGCAAGCTAACGGTGCGGATAAACGCGATAGGCGTTCTGTACGGCGCTGTTGCTGGCAACGACTACTGCAACGGGAGTATCGCGCCGACGCTCGGTGGCCTTGTTCGTGGTGCGTGCATGTGCGATTGCCTGCACGTCGACGACGTTGCCGCCATGCTCACAGAGAAGGGCCTCGATAAACGCCCCGAAGGAAAATAGAAAACCGCCTAACCCCACACCGAAAAGGAAATAAAATCATGACACAATCTAACTCCAAGTCGTTCACCGCAACAGGTAACGGCACGATCCTCAACACCACCGTCGGGCAGCAGGTCAACTACGCGACCAGCGGCACGTTCGTCGGCACCTGGGCAGTTCGCTGCACCGACAACAACGGTGCAAGCTACACAACGCTCGCAACCGGCACCGGCGTCGCCAGCGGCTCGGTTGTTGCCGATCCGTCGCCTAACCACACGGCAAGCCCAGGCGCACGCTGCGATGTCGTGTTCCAGTGTGATGCCTACACGAGCGGCACCATCGTCTGCGCGCTCAACCTGACCGAACCGGCGACTGTCCGCGGCCTGATCCAGATGGGCGGCAAGGTCGGCGGCACGGCAGGCTTCACGGCTGGCGGCACGGCGAACGCAGCCGACACCTTCCTGCTTGCCTGCCCGGCGAGCCAGACGGCAGCCACGGCGGTTATCCCGGTCACGGGCCTGAAGGCTGGCGACATCATCGACAGCTTCAACCTGATCGGCGAGGGCGTCTTCACGGGCACCGGCTCCACGATTGACGTCGCGCTGCGCTCGCAGGCCGCAACGGCAGGCGTGATTACCGATGCGCTCGTCAGCTCCATGACGCAGTTTGTATCGGCCACCGCCAACGTCATCCTCAACGCGGCCAACACCAAGCGGCTGCTGGTCGAGGAAACAACGGTTGCGGCCAACACGACCTACTACCTGCTCATCACCGTCACGACGGCGGCAGGCGACAGCATCAAGATCGTCGGAGCGAACGTCAACGTCCGGTAAACACCGGCTGTCTACAAGATGGCGCGGCGGTGCAGGAGGGACGACCCCTGCACCGCCGTTGCCGTTTCAGGCGGTACGCGTGACAGAAAGTTTGCCCCATAGGATAGCGCATGAGTGACTTTGATCCTTTAGACCAGGAAGCCCTGGAACTTGCGCAGTTAGCTTTGAAAGAAAAGCAACACGCCGAGAGGCTGAAAGAGAAAGAGGATTTCAAGTGGCTCATGTCTCACGAGAGAGGACGGCGCGTGGTGCACCGTCTACTCGAACGAAGTGGGGTCTATCGATCCGACTTTATTCCTGACACCAACGAAAGCTATTTCCGCGGTGGAGATCGAAACGCAGGGGTGAGGTTAATGGCGTTCATTCTTGAGCACTGCCCGGATCGATACCCTCAAATGATTTTGGAGCATCGATATGAGCAATACAGCGACCTCGTCTAATGAAACCGCAGCAACCGCCGGCACCGATGGCGTTATCGCCGCCGCAGCCGCGAACATCGCCGAGCAAAAAGCAGCGGGCGATCCCAATGCAACGAAAACAGCAGCATCGAATGACACGGGCGCGACCGCGGCCACCGATAAGGCCGCAGCGGACAAAGCCGCTGCCGATAAAGCGGTAGCCGACAAGGCGGCCACGGATAAAGCAGCCGCCGATAAGGTGATCGCGGATAAGGCCGAAGCGGATCGCATCGCCGCCATGACACCCGAGCAGAAGGCCGAGCACGACAAGAAAGTCGCTGAAGGAAAGCCAGCGGACGTCTCCACGGTCAAGCTGCCCGAAGGCATGAAGCAGGACGCCGCCACGATGGCGAAGTTCGCCGAGTTCGCGAAGGCCAACAACCTCACGCAGGCGCAGGCGCAGCAAGTCGCCGAGCTGGGCGCGGAAATGATGCAGCGCAATCTCGATGCGCAGGTCGAAGGCATCAAGACCGCAAGCCTCGAGTGGAGCAAACAATCAGCCGCGGATAAAGAGTTCGGCGGCGAGAAACTCGAAGAGAACCTCTCAGTCGCGAAGAGGGCTGTTGATAAATTCGCGTCGGCTGATCTCAAGAAGTTGCTCGGCAACTACGACCCCAAGGATAATCCGATGGGTACGGGGCTGGGCAATCATCCTGAGTTCATCCGCGCATTTTTCAACATCGGGAAGTCTATCAGCGAAGACAGCGTCGTAACGGGCGGCTCCGGCAAGACAACGGCCAGTAGCAGCCCAGCCGATGTCCTGTATGGGAAAACAAAGTAAAGGAAACCTAACACATGGCAACACTACCAAAGGCAGGCGCGGTTACGCTTCTCGACTTCGCCAAGTCCATTGACCCCGATGGCAAAACAGCCACCGTCGTCGAACTCCTCAACCAGACCAACGAAGTGCTGATCGACATGACGTGGGCAGAGGGTAACCTCGCCACCGGCCACCGATCAACAATCCGTACCGGTCTGCCCACCGCAGTCTGGCGTCAGATGTACCAGGGCGTTCCCGCGAGCAAGTCTCTCCGTGCTCAGGTGGACGACTCCTGCGGTATGCTGGAAACACGCTCCGAAGTCGACAAGGACGTCGCAGAACTCAACGGTAACACCAACGAGTTCCGTCTCTCCGAAGCCGACAGCTCT